TAAGTCGATATAAAAGAAGCGACCTTTTTCGGTCATTCGTTCCAACAATGCCTGATATTTGACGCCAGCTTGAGAATCTTGCAACGCTGCCAATTCTTTTTTCTTTTCCTCAATTAGTTTTCCCGTGCCTTTGTGTGTCTCTTGTACTTTGTCAATATCATCATCATCACCCCACCACGCACACGCATCGTCGCTGCGCTCGCACATGTCTTTAATAGTCTTGGCTTCGGTTTTATGCATTTCTTCATATAGTTTGATATCATCTTCTAATTTCTTTACTGCTGCACTTTCTTCCTTACCAAGAGCAAATAAATTAGAACTAGGTGAAGAAAGTGCTGCTTCTAAAGATGCCATGAACTCTATGTTTAGTTCTATGGTTCCATCTTCATTGATAGAAAGCTCATGGCTTACCAAATTTAAAAACAAGCTCACCTGAGAAGCTTTAATGGCATCATAAATTTTCCCCTTCTGTTCCTCGGTTCCCCACATTTCAGGTGCATTATTGAAAGATGACGGAAAGGCCCACCCCACGTCGGCTCGCATACGATTTTCTTTACCATCATAAATAGGATTAGGGGAATTACTCTTTCGTGAAGCGGGGCAAATCAATTCGTCAAACGCTAGACCATTCACTTTGCGAAATAGAGATTGCATGTTAGGACACACCAAAGATAACGACGCTTTAAAGGACAGTCCTTGATTGGCGGGATTGGTTCCCAAATCTTCCCATCGAAAACTTTTAAATCCAACCGACATAGGTTTCTTTGTGGGGCGTAGAACAAGATCTTTGTGCTTAGAAAAAGTATTAGTGGGACCATCAAACAAAGTAGTATGAGAATCAAATGTAAACTCTTGGGGCTCTGCGTTATTATATAACTTGAACAATCTAAATTTCGGAACCAATCTTGATAACTGAACCGGCGTTAGTTTATTTATTGCAAAAGCCGATTTCTTGTTCATTATGCTATTAATTGCTTTCGAAGGCTCAACATTTATTTTACAATAGGAACCATAAGTTGTGTTAATATTTCTCTTTACGAAGTCACGATAAAACTCCATCATAAAGCATTGAGGTAAAAACCGCTTTGGATTTTCTTCTTCTTGTGTTGGGTCTGCCAAAACTTACACTCCCAACATTCTAAGTATCTTATCTAAAGGCAACGGAATCTGTAAGGTGTCGCCTATTTGTACTTGAGCCTCAGTAGGAGTTTGATTATACCACGCAATTACCCACCATAATGTGGAGTCACCATAATATTCATAAGCAAGTTTATAAAACCTATCGCCTAATGACCACACATGACCCACTAACTCTAGTTGCATTACGTCCTTAACAGTGGGGTGTTTGAAGTTAGGAGAAAAATACTGACGCATAAATCTGATCCCTTTTTCTTTTAAAATCTTTTCGTATTGTTCTTTACGATTAATTCCAATTTGTCGATCTATGTATCTGGAAGTCATTATGTGGTTCCTCCTGTGTTGCCAATGTTTGCTGCGGCGGCCGCTTGAGTTCTATCGACCACAGTTCTGTTATCGGTCGATGATGCGGGCGCAACATTAGGTGCGGGTTGTGCGCCTTCTTTAATGGTATAGGGAAATTTATTAAATCCTTCTTCACGCTTTGTCGTTTTCCATCCCAACTTGTGCCGATGTAAAACAGTAAATTCCGCTGAAAATTTAATAGTTTGAGGAAATAACTTTCCTACATCAGCAGACGTTACACCATCAATTCCTGTATTCGTAGGTTGAAAAAATCCGCTATCAAAATCTGGCTCATAAGTAAGACCAGCAATAGTCCCAAGCAAGCCGGTATCCTGCACGGTAGATTTAGGAGAATTTCCTAGCTCTGAATCTTGGATAAGGTTCAAAAATTTAAGTTTAAACATTGGACCCGCTGTCATGGTGGTTGCGCCACCTGACCCGGCTTCATACTCGGGATATAACATTGATAACAGGAGCGAGGCTTTGTGCAAGTTTTCTTTTGCCTCTATAAAAGATCCGGCCGGAATGTCCCACCCTAATGAGATTTTTCGACTTGTGCTCTTGAATGTTTGAATAGGGTCCATGCGACCAAAAACATTTTCTGAATTCCATTCCGAACTATATTGATCGGAAAACGTAGTAATATAAGCTTTGAAGGCTACGCTTCTACCACTGGGTATATGATAGAGTTCAATAACCTGATTGGCTCTGTTAGCCAAAGCATCTGATTGGTCGTTGTATCCCGACGAAAATAAATATTTATCTTTCTTCTTAGCCATTATAAAATACCACTCAGTAACTATTACTTCACCCTGTTTAAATCTTGCTCTTTCTCGAATATATTTATTACCGCTCGACCAAATTCTCTCTTGTCTAGTTTTAATATAATTGTTCGCTCGCCCGCAGGGGTTGCGCCAGCCGCACCGCCCGCGCCACCCGCGCCACCGGCACCAGCCGCCCCGGCCTTTTGCGCGGCAAAGGCGTTTGCTGTGTTTGCCAATAGTGTCGATGCTTCCGGTTCGCTGGCAATAGCCACAACTGCTTCTCTTGTGCTGACCATAGCATTATCAAATGCCTGTGCGCTTTCAATAGTAATCGATCCAATCCCCATAGCCATATCAGCGACGGCACGTAAATCATCTGTTTTAATAAGGGACAAGGCGGAAGCCAAAGCCAAAATACCCAAGGTTAGCACACCCACCATTATAACAATGGGGGTAATGAAAAGAGATAAAATTGCCAAACCACCAAATGCTAAAACTAACAAACCCATCCCCAGGGCGGCTTCGGTTAAAGCAGAGCCGATCAGACTTAGTCTCTCTAAAGAACTAACAATTATAGGCATTGATATTGCAACTATAGCTACGGCGACGGCCATAATCATCATCGCAATCCCCATCTCAAATACAGCTACCGATAATATAAGCAAGCCGAACGCGACGGTAATCATAGCTGGTGTCGCGAAGGCAAGCGCAACCATTCCTCCAGCCAACACGTATAGTGACAAGCCCAACATCACTATTCCTAGTGCGACGAGCGGAATGATCATAAAATTCGCCGCTAAAATACCGAAAAACTCTCCCAAAGCTGTTATAACCAAAGCGAAACCAATTGCTGCTAACATCACGCCAGCACCTATCATCAAAAAGGCAAATCCAAAAGCTAGCATTGGACCTACCGCAGCCGCACCGAGGGTGCTCATAATTAATGCAAGTATAACCATGGTTACTGCAAAAACTGCAAGAGCTGCGACGACACCCCAAATCATACCCGGTGGAAGTGTAGAAAAAGCTTTTACAAATAAAGACATTCCGTAAGCTGCAAGAAAAATCCCTCCGCCAAGCATAAGCATGGCAAAACCAAACGCCAGGGTCGGTCCTATCGATTGTTTTGTGACTTCGTTAGAAACTTTTTTAACGGGAATACTTGCGGCATCAGACGCGGTATTTGCAATAGTTGATATTGTCTCTTTATCTTTAGCAAAACTCAATGCCCATAAGATAGGTATCATTAAAAGCGCACCGATTCTTTTTATCTTGCTCCACGTCCATTGAAGTATACTCAAAGCGATACTAGACTTTTGAATAGCAATCCAAGCTTGTTGTGCCTTGTGAATAAGAAATATCACCCCAAGAAAGCCTATAAGCGTGGGAATAAGATAGCCGCCGAAGCCTTGGTTTAGCAATAAAATACCATCAAGCAAGAAATGCACCCCATCAATTAAGGGAATCATTACCACCCCAAATCTTTCAGCAATCAATGTTAGTTTTTCTTTTGCGGTAGATGCGTTTGCTGCTTGCGCTTGAAGTTCTTTATCCGCAAGTGCCATTTTTTCAGCAGCATTAGCAGCATTTTCCATTTCTCGTGCGGTTGTTCCAAACAGTTTTCCGGCTTCATTGACATCACTAATGCCCGCTGCCGATGCTACCATTTGTTTCTCAAACTTGTTCATCGACTCCCATGATTTTCCACTTGCATCTACGGAGTCGCGTAGTATCTTAATTCGCTCGTCTTCAGTAGCAGTCAGAAGATCGATACTATTAATTTGTGTTCCCAAAACAGCATTTAGTTTTCCTGCCGCTTCCGCTGATCCTTCGAAGGTATCAAACTGTCCTGCGATACCTAACAACGTGCTCATTTCAATTCCGGTTGCTTTAGATTGTGCAGCTAATTTTCTAAATACTTGAACACCCGCAGAACCATGTGCAGATAATTGAGGTGCGGCCGCAGCGAAGTCCGCTGCCATTTTTGCTTGACTAACACCCAGAGCATTTGCCGTTGCCGCCATTTCTTTGTTGGCTTTGTCTGCTTCTTGTGGTAGCAAGCCCATAGATTTAGTAAGAATGTTTAAGTTACCCGCACTTGTTGCAGCGTCCACCCCTAGCTTGCTCATCACAGCAGTAGTTGCAACTAAGGTTTTCTGGTCGGCTTCCGCCATGGTATTGAATCCAGCCATGCCAGCATGTAATCCCAAAATTGCTTGCTGCGTATCTTTCATGCTTGCGCCAGCGGCTTGAGTGTCCGCGCTCACGTCTTGCATCATTCCACCATACTGATCAAGAGATGCGCCAGCTTTGGCTAGGTCTGCTCTAAACTGATCGGTGCTAATAAAAGCTGCCATTGAAGCTTCCCCAACTTTTTCCATCAGGTTATACATGACGTTTGCCGGTGAAAATGTAGCTTTCAAACTTTTGCCAATATTGCTCAAAGCACCTTCCATTCCACCAGCCGCACCGCCCGCCAAAAACAATTGACCCACCAAAGATTCCGATGCTTGCTTCATGCCAGCCATGCCGCCTAGTGTTCCGGCTACTTTATCGCCAATCTCCTCATAGGCTTTCTTTTGATCGTTTAATAATTTATCTTGTGCCTGTAAAGTTGCTAGTTCGTCTTCAAGATCTTTTTTCTTTTTAATTATTTGTTCTTCAGTTTTCTCACCATTTTTAACCTGTTCAATAAGAACCTCTAATTCAGCTTGTTTTAATTTAACAGCGGCATCACTTTGCGCAAGAAGAACGTCTTGTAAGCCTTCCCGATCTCCATCGAGTTCGGCAACCCTTTCCATTATCCTTAAATTGTCGGCAGCGTTTTCAAGTTCTTTCGCTGCGATAAGAGCGCGATCTTCAGCAGTTTCTTTAAGATCGTTTTCGAGTTTTGCCCGCTCTTTAAGACGCGCATTGATCGCATCTACGTCTTTGATTTCGGCATCTCGCAGTTTTGCGAGTTCCGCATCAAGCGATTTTAATGCTTGTTTAGCTGCTAGTTTTTCTTCGTCGCGTGATGCCATAATTTTTTAATTCCAAAAGGATGAACTGTGATTTTATTTAAATGGCCATTTGACTCCGGTCTTGCGACTAAAATCTTTGGTCGCTCGATCAAGTTGGGATTTGCTTTTATAGGTTCTCGGGTTGTCCAAGCCATATTTTCTGTAGGCATCCATATATCTTCGCTCGCTTCCTAAAGTACGAGCAAAAGACTTCACGTCGCCAGGATTTCCTCGGACAGACACAGGGATTGCAGACCCCCCAAACATTCTATTCAAAATGGCTTTAATGCCGAAGCCCATCATTCTAAGAAAGCTTTCGTTCATTGTATCCTTTTGAGTAAAATCTATTACAATTTCAGTTAAATCATTTTCATTTTCTTCCATCTTATCAAACCCCTCTGTTAGTTTATTTAACACTAAATAGTGCGAAATATAAATAAAAAACCCCCTGCACACCTATATGCGAGGGGGTTCCTAATTAGTGTTTAGCGTGAACGAGATTTAGCCTTGCGCTCGGCTGCATCATATTGTTTTTTCTCATCCTCAAATTGTTTCTGAAGACGTTCCACAAACCAAGTGCGCAAACCAATTGGCAAACTATAAGCTTCGATGAATGACCAACCTCCATGATATTTCAACAAGAAGAATTGCTCATACACATTTTTTATATACTCATTCGTTAGGCCAAAAAAAGTTGACTGAAAAGGGAATGGTGAGAGTTGTATCTGCACCGCAAGATTCACATGAATATAAATGTTTCATGTCAACATTCGGAACCACCTTGTTATAAACGGCTCGCAAATATTTTGAATCTAAAGCGGGCATTTGTTCGATAAACTTCTCGACCACCCCCCTGTCTGTTTCTCCATTAAGGGAAACAACTAATGACTTAATTAACTGGGTAAGAGTGTTTTCTGGAAGTTTGTGCTTCTTTCTTTTTTCTGCACTTGCTTCCAGGCGTTTTTCATCCATTCCAGTCACAAGGCGACATCGCGCCTCAACTTGGCTTTTTGGTAACTTAATTGAAAAGGTGCCATCCTTTGCAATTTCAATATCCTCATACGTGGTGGCATTTCCTTTTTCCAAGACCGCATTTAAATCAAATTCGTTCTCAGCAGATGCCGCACACGACGGACACGTTACACTTGTTTTATAATCTGGACCATAACCGCTAATCCTTGCCGAAACAATAATCGCATTTTTATCTCCCACAAACAATTCATCAATCTTTATATTTTTATCAATCATAATGTTTGATAACATTCGATCAACTGCAATACCTTTCTTGAGTAAAGTTTTTGAAGTTAAAATATCTTCATCCTTTGCAGTCATGTAGCGAATTTCTACAGTATCCTTTTGATACAAGGGATGACCTTCAGGATAAAATTTACCCTGTGTTGGTAGGTCAACAAATTCTGTAGGGGCTACAAACTGTAATGGAGATGCACTATTGCTTACTTCTGGGATCGGGGGATTTTGTCCTTCATCTTTAATACCGAGTCGTTCCTCGTTATTTCGTGACATGTATACCTCTCATATCTTGTTGTAAGTTAAAAATTCTAGCTTCCTAGAATGGGCTTGGGTGCCGGATCGTTAGAACCGCCCGAGCTTTTGAGATCCGCGTTATCGTATCGAACTGAAACTTCGACATTCAACATATCTTCGCTATCATAATCAAGGTCGCCAAACTTAACATCCTTGAACCACGCGCCATTTAGTTTCCAAATTTCGCGCTCGATTCCATCAGAATCAAGTTGGACAATTTCGATTTGTCCCATAGCTGCCACCGCTGATTTCTTTGAAATGGTCCTAAGTGCTGCTTGCGCGTCTGCGCCTTGTGCATCGGGGTTAGAAGGTAGGTCATAACCCATTTCCTTAAAGAGTCTTACCATTGAGGCCGTGCCATCAGCCATCCCCAAAGTATCAACAATCGTAAATGAAATTTCGTTCCACGTTACTTTACCAGGAAAATAAAATGAATGATTAAGATATTTATGTTCGCTTTCGGAAATTGTAAAACTTGGCTTTGTAACCTTCTTGATCAAGAATTGTTTTACACCAAATGTTTGATTTCCCGAAATCCTTAATAAAAATTTAAATGCCCTTTTGGGCTCTAGGCTACTGTTTTGCCAAAAATCAGTTCCACCACCTGCTGCTGCCATTATCTTATTCTCCTTGCTTCTCTAATTAGTATCATTATTCTTTTTAGTCCTCAAATGATGCTCCTGCATTTGTAATTACGAAGTCAATCGCAATAAATTCAATAGCTCGTGCGGGCTTCAAGAAAATCTTGGCATACATTATATTTCTATCAATCAAGTCCGGTGTTGTAGTGCTTGTATCAAGCACAACCTTATATGCCTCAAGACCTAATCGTTGTTTGATACTTTCCAAAAATGGGTTCGCTTGTCCTGTGAATCTTGCCCAAGTAGAAGCTACGTTCTGGTCAAACAACAAGGTTGCTGCCATCTTCGAAATTTCTTTCTTTACATAAATCATCAGTCGGCGTACATTCACTCTGTCCAAAGCGGACGGAGTTACTTGAAGCGTCTTTTGTCCGAACACCACAATTCCTTCTGCTGGAAATGTTGCGATAGGATTAATGTTTGCGTCATACAAAGTGTCTCGGTCAGTCGAACTCAATCGCTCCGACACACCCACTACCGGAATACCGGCCGAACCTTCTGTTAGTCCACCTCGCGTAAATCCTGCTGGTGCAAACCACACTTCCGAACTATTTTGAGCACTGGAATAAGTTCCAATTGCCGCAATCGACGGTGGTGCATAAAACATTTGAGATGACTCCCCATCTCGTAGTTGAACCCACGGATAATACGCAGTACCATAACTCGAATTAAGACCGCGAGCCTGTAAGTTACTTACAGTTGCCGCGATTGAGCCTCGGTTTTCCGGTGCTCCCGTTGCATCTGTCGTCGGTTTCGCACATTCGTTTGGTACATAGCCACCAAGTAAATCCATGACTGCCAAGCTGTCGGCTCGCTTCTCGCATGTAGTGAGCAAATGGTTCGTAATGCCTTCGCAATAATTACCTGGCACAGACATCAGATTAGAATTTACAAGTTCTGGGTCTGCGACTGTATCAATTGCCATCTTTACACTATTGTAAGCGTAATTTAGTTCTGCATCACTAACGTTTTGACACACTTGAGAATTAAAAGGATTCGATTCAACAATATTCTCTCCATCAAATCCACCGAAGAACGGCATTGTAAACTGACTGAAACCTTGTGATAAAACATTTGTCCAATTATCGGCCCCAAGAGGAACCGTCAACGAAGTGCCAGCTAGTTTACTACCGGGCACCCATTGAGCATGACTAGAGCCCGCAGCACTCGCACTCAGATCATCCAAGGTAAATGTGCTAGGGATTTCATCATTTGTAATCCCGACATACTCGTGATTGGTCCAAAAAATTGTTCCTGTTTGATGATCGTCTGTATCGCCACGAGCAATACCGTGGGCTGTCATATTGAATGGAAATGCTCTCATCACATCGATATTTGATTCCTCGTAATTATTGATAGAACCACTTCGACCCGTACTGTATCCAAAGTAAGCATCGGACGGACTAGGAAGTCCACCTAAGTTACTAGCTTCACGATAATCAATTTGAGGATACCGAATGTGTCCGACGAAATCCTGACTATCGGTCCAAATGATTTCGTGGCCGCCACCATCGTGTTCGTCGGATAATGAATCAACCAAATCTAAGAACCCAGTCGAATATGCCTCACTGGCCATGCCTGTAGCCAAGTCTGTTTCTTCGGGCTGTGTCGAGTCCTCATCAAAAGCCCATGACTTCCAACGTGACGGAGCTTCAAACCCAAATGGAACATATTCTTCATTGAGCATACTGTTTGCCACATTGTCGTGAACCTGAACATAAACATATTTAGATTGATTCGGATAGTCTCCGTACTCGCGATAGCGACCAGCATCAGCGTCCCACACCTTAAACCTGTCGCCAACCTTTCTGCCAACATAATTTGGAGAAGTTGGATTAAGATTGCATAAGCCGAACCGTTCAACGTATTCTGGTGCGGCATCGCTATCATCAGCTTTACGAACTTCCACCGTAAACGTTCCATAAGGATTAGCCGGTGATGTAGAGGCTGCGATATCAGCAATAGAAATTTTAAAATTTTGGCTTTCCCATGCGCCCGCGTTTTGGCTTTTGACCTTGAAAAGTCTTGGAACAAGATTTACATCATCAACATCAAAAGTAGCATGGTTTCCAAGATATTGTCCCACAACCCAACCAGATTCGGCTGGCACAGCTTCACGAGTTCTTTTGTTTTGTTCGATGACGGGCGCGGCATTTGTTGCCAAGCGCAAAATCATTCCGCACTGTGAGCCCGCTGCCAAGGTGAGTCCTTGTGCCAAACGGTTAGCCTCACGCTCATAAGTTTCGCCCAACCAATATTGTGCGTTGGTGCCACTTACCGCTGAAATTCTTTCATTGATTGTAGTTGGGTTCGTATTGAAAACTTTTCTAATATATTTTTGAGAATTACGATTTAAGTTGAAATTAATCTTTTCGTTGGCTGTTCCCGCCGCGCCTTTAACTAACGCGGTGAATTCCCAGTTATCGCCAACTGTCTCAATCAAACCTGCCGTGCCGGATTCCGGCGTGCCGCCGATACCATCACCTTCCAGTGTGATTGCTCCTGATTCACAATACCAAACTGCTGCCAGTGTACCAGACCTTGGCACCGCAGCATCAGGTGTCGCGCTATCAAAAAGGAACAATGCATAGTTACCACCGCAATCAGTAGAAGCAAGCGTTCCCGTACAAGTTGAATCATCACCAACTTGCCATCCTGCGGCTCCTTGTGCCTGATCACCTGCGACCGCATCAGCATTTTCTTTTCCTAAGAGTCTAACAAATGTAAGAGGAGAACTATTACGCAAGTAGGCTTGCGCTGCATATACACCATAAGAAGGAGCCATTTTGTTTCCATTTCTCCAAATATCATTGGTGTCTCGTCCAGGCCAAGGCATACCGAACATGGTCACAAATTCTGAAAAAGAATTAACCTCAGTAGGTTGCATCGCTGGTCCACGTTCAGCTCGACCGATGATAACTGGTCCGGCCGCCGTGGGTTCCGCAGGAAGTTGTGAATTGTCGATCTCTGCGACTTGAACTCCTGGGGATACAAATTTAAATTTATTTATGGGCATTTATGGTTTTCTCCTTCTTGAATAAATACTTTTTGATCTCTAATAAATAGTATGCTATTCGCTGAATCGCATTGGAAATGTTATTCTCTATACTTTCCCTTGAGCCAAGGAGCAGCATCACCAAAAATAACTTCTTCTCTTGGTGTTCTTAGTTCCACAGCATTTTCTCTCGGAGCTAGCTTGGGAGTAGCTTGATTTTTTCCTGCCCCTATAATATATCCTAGTGTTTTAATATTGATAGCCGAAATATATTGTCGCCTTTCTTCTCCCAAATTTCCAATATTGTTTTGCTGACCAAAGTCAGCGTCCATAAAACATTCATAACGATAGCCATCCTTTTCTGTAATAAAATAATTTATTCCACCAGGGTCGGATGCAAAAGGAGACATAATCTCATTCATTTGTTGTTGATATTCAGTTTGAATAGTTATCTTATACATCATCGTCAAATAAACAGGCATCGGAATAGTAAACGTTTCATAAACAATTTTTTTATCTTTCTTGTTGCTTGGAAAGTTTTGTTGACCTCCCGTTGGTTCCACAACTCCATCAACTCCAAAACGTCTAGCTGAATCTGCATTAAGAAAGTTTTGTGTTTTATCTTGTTTGACTCGTCGTCTTATAGTAATAGAGCCAGCCTTTGGATTTGAAATGGGATCAATGTTTCCATAATACATTCCTTTGAAGCTTGGATCTTTTGCCACGGATACTCTCTCTATCGTAATTAAGGGAAAGCTTATCATTCCTGATTTTGTGCGTATTCCATCAGCACGTTGGCCGGAACGTTCACCAATGACCCACACAACGGGAACCTTTTTCCACCCTTCATTGGTGGTACAATGAATATCCATTTTATCGTTAAGCCACTCATATAAAGAAAAGTCTATAGTTTCAAGACTTGAGGGCTTAAGAGGAAGATCGCCTTTTTTCATTTCATCATTGTTGCTCATTTTTATTTCGCGTTAAATACTCCTGAACGCGCCTCGATACATAGTGCAGAAATCTCTACCTTATGTGGGATTTGACCAAACATCGCACGGGGTTGACCAAGAGTAATGATCTCATACAGAATACCACCATACAATACAAAGTCGCCCTCTTGAACATACACGTCTTGATCTTCTGTAAGCCGACGCTTATGAAAATGAATCTGAATGGAAGATTGTCGATCAATACCATAGCTCACTGATTCAGTCTTGGAGCCTTCCCAGTCGATCAAAGCCATAACTCGGATAGGTGGAAGAAAAGTTTTTTCAATTGCTTCGTTATATAAATTGTGAAAATTTGTATATTCCATGCTAATCGGATAATAAATAATTGTCTGCCCGATAACACGTTCAATGAGTTCGTCATTGACTTGCTTAACCAAGTCTCTTTCTGGTCGTCCCAGAAAAAGTGGTGGAGGGGGCGCATCAGGGCGTGACCACTTATTGTTTTCGTCCGCCATGATCTTATCCTATATAAATCCCCATTGGTACATGAACCATAACACGAGTTGAATCATCGGCCATGTCTGCATCGCCTTTGACCAGCGCACCATAAGTCAATTTTTCTAACTGTGCTTTCAATTCCTCTTTAAGTGCAGTTTGTTCGTCTTTTGCTTGACCCAGTAATTCATTGGCGTTTAGAGTCACATCGTTCCCCGGAATGGGAATAGTGCCAAATTTACCACGTACTTGACCTAGCATTTCCTTGGACACCGCTAAGGCATATTTTCTAATCCATTGTTTACCAATGCTATTAATATTCTCATAAGGAATATTGGCAAATGGTAATGTGTTCATATTATTGATGCCGTCGATTCCTATAGTGCGATCTGCTTCTTCTACCCATGGATCATTAGGTATACTGAAATTAAACCACATGCGGGCTGGCGAACCACCACACCCAGGTCCACTCGGAGGTGGATAAATTTTAAGTCTATTGTCTCTTATTTCATAAGAATAGTGGCTAGCGCGAGTATAAAGGTCGGTTTCATATTGCATAGCCTGTAATTTATTTTGCCATGCAGGAACTAACTCAAAAGTAGAGTCATCGGCCCACATTCCATAAGAACTGAGATTACCATATACCTGACCGCCGATGCCCATATATCCAAAAAATCTCCACATCGCTGCGGGTGATTTGTAATAGACTCTATGAATGGCAATTTTTTTATTTTGAACTAGACCGTCCCAAATGTTAGTAGGTGCAGAGGATGAAACTATTTTCTGAAGATCGTAATCTTGTAATCCACCAGTTAAAGCAAAGGAAGCGGAATACATTGTAATGTTATCGCCAATCCCAGATTCCGCCGCCAGCCCCGCCGCAATTCGTTGAGCGTATTCAAAAGTAAACTTAGGAAATTTTAATGAAAGATCCGCTGGTCCTGTAAGCAATTCTCCGTCTTCATCAAATGTGCCCGATGTCATTCCCAAATAATTTGATAAAACATTTTCTGCTTGATGAGAATTTATTATAGAAGAATACTCAAGCACCGCTGTTTCATACGAGGAGTAAACATTACCCTCCATGAGTTCAATATCTAGAACATCGCCACCAAGCATTTTATAAGTAAATGCCACCTGATCTGCTGCTCCTGAAATAAAGTCGTCGCTATCCAGATACATGCCAAATGGCACAGTGTCATTGGTTACATTAGCTGTATTTCCAGTAATGGGCAAGATAACCTTGCTCATCTGACTTACTGGTGTTAAAATTGGAAGTGCCATAAACTATAATTCTCCTACACTCTAAATAGTAATTTCTTCTTGGAAATCAAAAAGAAATGCTCCCGCCTCTCAAAAAGAAAGGGGGAGCATTTCAAAGCTTATGAATAATACAAAGCTAATGAAACATTAGCCGAGTAAGTCTTCAACAATAACAAGACCGTACATGTCTGGTCGTACCATTCTTTTGCCATACCGAGTCATCACGCCCTTACGAGGTGTGAAGTTCTCGGGATCAAAAATAGTAGGTGTGGTCTGTAGTGGCACATAAGGTGCGTATACATAACCGCTTTCAAGGAACCCGCTTCCCTTGCGACCGACTAAGAGTACATTCCGTGGGAAGTATGGATCAACATACACATCCCATTTTTTGCTAATCGTACCAGTTTTGACAGCACCAGCAGTCCCGCGATTTTCATCGGCAGTTGTGCTAGCACGGAAGCCATTGGTAAACTCAAGAAGGTTTGCAACTTCAGGAGAGGTAACAATAAAGTTAGCTCCACCACGAAGCGTCTTACGGTGAATTTGCGCTGAAACGTCATTGACAGTTTCGAGCAAAGTCTCGTACCATTCTGATACAGTGCCAGTAAACTGGCCTGCAATAGCCGCCCCTGTTTCCCGATTTACAAAGTTTCCAGGTCGTCGTGACCAATGGAAAGTTGAAGCAGTTGCGCCTTTGATGAGATCTTCAAGAATTTCTTGATCAATCTCAAGAGCAATAGCTTCAGACAAAATTGAGGTAAGCTCAACTTCTGCATCCAGATTATGATATGCGTTAATATCTTGCTGTAATTCCGGTGTCCATTTGCAACGAAGCTTTTTGGTCATAGCCGTAATTGAAACACTGTCAACCTTGATATCAATTTCTGCGATTGCTGAACCTGTGTTACCAGGAGAGCAGTTGTCGCCACCACCGTCACCCGGAAGACCAAGAGCTTCAAGATCCCATACAGGTGCTCCAACAATGGAACCCACTGCGGAACCTTGCGTAAAGACATCACGAATGATGAATTGGGCATCAGTGCAAGCTGTGATTAAATTGCCAGCCGCGTTCGCGTCTGACCCGGTAACTACAACCAGAAGATTAACCGCAGGAGCGCCCGCTGGATCATTATAATCTGGGCGCGTCAAACGACGAATCTGAAGACCTGAGCTTCCCTGGTCGGGACGCATCTTTTCTCCGGTGGCATTGTCAATCAAGCAAACACTAACATCATCTTGCGTATTGAACTCGATTCCAGTAGCAACATCATTCAAGCTTGCAACTGGAAGCAACCCAACCGCTAGAGCCGATCCTGAAACATCAGGATCAAAACGAATCAAGCGATCTCCCTCTGCGGCTCCTCGACCGCCAAAGGCGGTCCAGTCACCGGCTGCTGTGCGTTCACCAATAACCGTCAGGTGATCAAAAGTGGCTGAACCAGTCGTTGCTCCATAACCATTGTTAAGATTATAAAAACTGGTTTCTCCATCCTCGGTGTCGCCATCAATGTTGACGCCATTAACAATTTCATTACCTACAACTCCACCACCATAAATAGAATCACACTCAGTATAACCAAGTTTGGTATTTGCGGTTGTAAAGTCTAGGAAGAAAATAAGACCACTCGGCAAGCTCATTGGCTGAACCGAGACAAGCTCATTCGCTACCAGTCCGCCGAACACTCGACGAACGATTGGAAATGCGACGGCTGCAAAGCCCTCAACATCACCCCCTGCCATTGTGGAAGCTTCACGAAGAAGTTCCTTGGCTTGATTTTCCAGAAGACAAGACATACTATTTCTATTATGTTCGCCTTCAATACCCTCTAGAAGACCAGTGGCCTCCCATTTGTTTAAGAGAGCATCAGCTTCACGCGAAAGGTCACGATTAATGACACCTTCGGTAAGTTTTTCTATAATACTCATTATTTTTTTTCTCCTTAAATAATTATTTTATACCTGCCAATCTCATAAGTCTTGCGACTTGATTTTGACCAGCAGATTGTTTTTCTGTATTTGATTTCAATATAAGCGGATTGTTTTTGCTAACTGCTTCATTCAATGTCTTGGGAGCATTGTTGCTCTTGGGAGATAGATTTTCATTCAGTGTATCATAAACAATCTTGGCTTCTTCTACTGAACCAACTTTTGAAATTGCTTCGACAAGTTTTTCTTTTTGTCGCTCATTCAAGGAGTCGCTTTTCAGGATGCGATTCGTGTAGATTAATTTTGCGTTAGAAAAATTAACTTCTTCTAACTTCTTTGTTGCCTTTAGTACAATACTCTTGAGTTGTTTATACTCTTTTTTCTGCTTATTCATTTTAAGCGTTTGAGATTTATTTTGCTCTTGCAACTTCTTTAATGCTTGGCGCAATTCTTTTTGCTCCTCTGCAAATTTTGTGTCTTGTTCTTGCGCTAAAGCAATATCAAGACCTCGTTCGTTTTGTCCCATTGTGGGGTGTGTGTGAAAGTTCTCGCCCGTGGGTACATTCTTTAAATCGACAACTAAAGCTTCAACGATTTCATCAAGTAATTCTTCGTCTAAATCTTCGTCCTCGCGATCTTCGTGGGCATCGTGGGCCAGCTTCCTAATATGCGACCAGTCATCCTCTGTGGCATCACGGCGATGTTCATAGTCTCTATAATCACCCTCTCCTTCTTCAGCGCGGTCAATATGGGCATCACGCTCTAAATCTTTAATGTGCGACCAGTCATCCTCTGTGGCATCGCGGGCATGGTCACGGCTATATTCTTGAAAAACTTTGCCGCCGATTTTTTCACGCTTCCCGCTTTTAGTTTTCTTTTCGAAATCGATAGGATTAAGTTCATCTTCTTCATCAGGCTTGCCCCGAGTGGGATCGCCTTCGCCATAGCCCTTGGTTCCTTCACTCATGTTGCGAAGTGCCTTTAAGACATCATCTTTTTCATCATCGGGTGTGTCTGCTAATTCTGATTTAACTGATTCGCCTTTTCCTTTGATGTCTTTGGCGCGTTCTTCGGGAGTTTGTTTTTCGTCTTCTTCTTTCTCGTTCAATGCTTCAGCAATTGCTTGCATCAAGTTTTGATCATTGACTTCAAAAAGTTCGTCTTCTGCGGCAAGAGGTTCTTCAGAGTCCATATCTAATTCTTCTTCTTCTGCGGCCGCGTCTTCCGCAGCAGCAACAATCTGATCTAGATCTAAAACAAGGGGCTTCTCGGTTTCTGGACAAGGGCACGTATTCTCTCCATCGGTTGCAGCCATTGAAATTTGATCGACAACGCTTTCGCGATCTTCCATATCGCCTTCATCGCCCAAGCCCATTTCATCTTCGCCGCCGAAGGGATCTTCATCTTCTTGTTCTAAGATTGAATCGACAGCTTCACGAATATCGCCAGAATATTTTTCCAACACTTCCTGTTCGGCATTTTTAATAGCAGCCTCTCGTAGTGCTTCCGCGTCGATTACTGCTTGTTCTAACATACTTGATGACATATAACTCTCCTAAGATATTATTCTTCTCAAATAAATAGTTAGTTAAAGAAAGAAAACACTATATTATGCAGGAAATGAAAAAGTCAGTACAAGAACACTAGCCAACGCCTGGTAAACCAGACCAGCTCCCAGTCAAATTGGAAATCTTAATATCTGTCAATCCGGCGATCACGTCTACTTTGTCAGAAGACCCAGACAAATATAATTTAGTTATTTTGAGTTCCATTCTCTCGGTACGCTGACCACCCTCATACATCGACGCTCCGGTCCCGGTGTGACCATGTACGGTAAAAAAATTAAAGGTATCATATCCAGTAGGAGAAAATGCTACCTTAACTTCCTTGGTCGAGGGGTTGTCGTGATTTCTAACTATGATCCATCGCGTTACGTTAGGGAATACAATTTCAAAAGCCGGGTCGCCGCCGTCCGCTAAAGTGCCAATATCAAGTGAAGCCGTGACCCACGGTCTGCCCGATGCCTGATATGATCCTGCTTGCCATAATCCTGATTCGTATTTATACACCATATTTTTATATTCCTCTCATATAATTAGTATTAATCTTCACTTTGTTGCCGTTCTTTTCGTTTTAGCTTTTCTATTTCTGCTAAACGCCGAAAATGTCTTTCGCGTCTTTTTTCTGAAGGCTTCTTGTAATATTGCCTATCGCGGTATTCTTCAATGATTTGGGCCTTCTTTACTTTTCTTCCAAATCTTTTGATAAGACTTTCTATAGTTTCATTTCTTCTAATTCTAAGTTCCATTGTTTCTTCTTTATAAAAATTAAGTTAAGTGTGCCCATCCACCAGTTAGTTTTAATAAACCATCGATATTCACACCAGCATCGCCAGGGTCTTTGTCTCGTAATGCGCCATACTGAGAAGATTTGCCGGTTGCTCTGGAAGGCATTGGTTTAGTTCCTTCGAAAATACCTTTCAAACCAGTAGCCTTTTGGAGTGACGCCTTTACTTCGCTCAATTGTTTTCGTGCTTCAACTATAGAGGGATTTGGAGCCTGGGTTGGCGAACTCTGTAAGACGGTAGGTTGTTCGGTTGCTTGCGCAGTTACATTTACATTCCCAAGACCTTGAGCCACTTCTGTTATAAGACCAGATAAAATACCTTCTTCAAAGATTACCTCTTTGATACACTCTTTAATGAGTGGCTTCAGAGCCTTCTTTAGATCCGACTTATTCATTTATTTTCTCTTATGGCTTTGTAGTTCTTCTTGAATAATTTGCTGAAGGCGTTCTTTTGAAATCTTCAAAAGATTGCGTGATTCTTTAATGTCTGCTTGATCAGGTGAAAGATAGTTTACTTCCCCCGCACTGGCCTCAGGAGGTGTCGTAGCATATCCGTCCTTTGACCCTGAGTCTGCCGGTTGAGGCATCACCATTCGCGGATACTTGCCTGGTCCTTTGAGGTTTGCTAAATTTTTTGCAAAATGATCTGCGGCCGCTTCGGGCGTGGGAGTTTCAATTAGTCCAGCTTTGAAAAGTTTTTCTGGGACGTTCTTGCCGCGTTCGGTTTGTTTCATCTGTGTGAGTGCTTGGTCTTTAATGGAAGCAGCATCCAATGTATAAATATTCGCTCCTTCAAAATCCTTTGTAGGAGACTTGCCAAAGAGAGCAAAGTTCATAAAATGAAGAAGTGCCAACGCACCTTTTTCATCTTCAATGCCGGGGGCGACCACTTCCACAACATCCACTGTGGCACCGGGATTCGTTGTAATAAATTGACTCCATCGGTGATGACCATCAAGCACCCAGTTTTTATAAACTAAAATGGGGAACTCTCCACCTTTCGATGCGAGTTTGCCACCTTTGATTGCTCGGTCAAGATTAGTTGGATCGCCGCCGCCAAAATCATTATCACTCGCTTGATCGTTCAAACTTTGTCCAGCACCAATTTGACTTTGCGTAGGGTGAAGATCACGCGCCGTTCTCGTGCCGCTTTGGATTTCGATTTTCTCATCGTCAGGTCCAGCCGCATCAGTAAGACCAGATCTTAGGATTGCTTTAAGTTCGGGGTTCTTAAGAAGTTCGGGAACCTTATTCAATACTTCTTCTGGCCCTGCATTGATATCTATCAGTCCCGCTTCTGGTGTTGCTTCTTCATCTTCTTCTCTAATCGGTATAGGATTTCCCAACACCAAATTAGTTTCTTCTTCAATCATTTGTTTGAGTTGTTCTTTAGAAATTCTCATTTTTAGTCTCCTATAATATCGTTCAATAAACGATTTAGTTTATCTGCTTTTGAATATGGTTGTTTGATTTTTGATTCACTTAGTTGCATAAATGCTCCTTGTGTCGAGGGCTCTGAAACAATATCAAAACAGATAAGTTGCAAATCATCTTCTACAATTGTTTTACCCGCTGACTCATGTACCGAGCCAAGGGCCCGAGAAGAAATGCCCAGTGTTACACCGTCATTTACTAGAGATTCTAAAATCTTTCCCGATGGTGTAGAAAGAACCTGCACCTTTCCTTTAAGATCATTTCCTTCCCACCACAAATCTTTTACTATATGGGAGGCATTTTTCAGATTTACTACAGCATCTTCAGGGTGATCTAATTCTCCACATGCTCGATTTTCTTTTACAACCTTCATATAGTTTTTAACTTCTCGCATTAAGACACTTTTAGGATATACCCGACCATTACCATTTTGCTCGTCAACACGTTGCATAATCCCTGATAAAAAAGTAGCTCCATTCTTAGCTTGAATTTTTTCGTCCTCAGTTAATAAATCCTCGCAGACGCCACCGGCACACAATTCATAATACTCGCGCAATAAATACTTATTACTCATCTCTATCTCCCATCCAACCCATTGACGGATAACACTGCAACCAAGCCAGGTAAGTTCGGCTTAATATAAACACCAGAAAATAAAGTTTCACAACGTCCACCGACATAAGATACAGCGGCATCAAGGTGTTTACTAATTTCTGGATCAGTAGCCATTTCTGGTGTAATAATTAGTAGCATTGTCCCTGTAATTGACTTTCCTTTTGGTATCGGACAAGGAGAGCGCTTAATACAATTTTGATAAATTGCCGCACCTAACTTTGGATCAGATGGGTTGGCTATCATCGTGGAGCCAAGGAACATGCGACCCTCGGTTCCCAAACATCGACCAAGATCTTTAGAGTCAAACGTTTGAACATAAGATTTTTCGGATGCTAGTTTTAATACCTGATGAAATAATTTTGCAAAAGTAGAATTAGCAACCGGATACATATTCAAGATACCAACTTTTCCTCGCAGAAGTTGTACCTGTCTTTCGTTATCAATTAGAATGTGTGGATAAGGAGCAACATCATTAGCAAGCAAGAGCGCATTTCTTGAGATAGTCGGATTCAAAGATTCCTGCGCCGTAGGCCAGGACACAATATAAACTACCTTTCCTTCGCCCTGTACCGAACTGAGGTATCGTTCGAAAACCTCATGTAACTCGACACACGAACTTCCGGTGCCTCCGCCGCCACCGGCCAAAACAAATAGCCAATCGACTTTTCCTAGCTTTGTTCGAATAGCGTCTTCTACAACTGCACTGTTCTCGTTGAATACTTTTTTTCCATACTCAACATTTTTAGCTACACCATCGGCATCAGGAATCAAAATCAAATGATCCGAATCGACACCCTCGGGCTGATCTTTTTCGGTAGTATTTAAAAGAAGCGTCTTGTTGAAACCAAGATCTAAAAATGCTTTAGCCAATTTTCCGCCCGCACCACCAACGCCGATAAAGGCGCAACTTAGTGCTGAAATCGCGTCATTCTCTGGAAGCTGCTCATCATGTTGTACCGTGATTTCGTCACCATAATGTTCGATAAAACCAAAGTCTTCAGCATCGAAACTTTCAAAAGACGTGCTCATTACGTCTTCATCATTAGGCAAATCAAAATCACTTGAAGCATCCTCGGATACAACGTTTTCTTTGGGCTTATCTTCCTCGTCCTTGGGTAAATTATTTTCTTCTAGTTCCTCTAGTGGTTCATCAATCATTTTTTATTCTCCAAATTTAAAAGCGGGCACAACCCGCATGATACTACAGCCCGATTTGCATCGTCGTACAGGACGCAACATATATTTTTTCATCATCCATATATTATCTAGCATTATTTTTCACCCCACATTTTAAAATTTATTCCTTGATCGCCAAAAATCATATTTCCAATATATGAAGTCCCAGAACTTACACACGCTAATAGAAACGCAGTAGTTATAGAATAATCAAATGTAAATAGTTCTGTGTGAGCGTTTATCGCCCACAAAAAAATACCAACCCACCACCCAACGCACATGCTACAATGAAAGAAGTGGTAAGTAGGTCTTACTTTCTCAAAAACTTTTCCATATACTAAAATTTGTGTAAAGCCATAGGCCGCTAACATAAAATATATCAGACTCATTAATAACCATAGCCTGAATAGTATGCCCATGGGTTGTTTGGACCAATGTTGCCCTTTTCGGGTTCCTCTGGTACTTCGCCTAGTGGCGTTGAGTCTTCTGGTGTTGGTGAAGTATAATAATCATCCAATTCATTATCAAGCCATTCCTCTGTTTCAAAGCGGGGCTTTTCTTTTTCAATAAACTGATACGTGGACAACAAAGCAACTTGAGTAGGGCTAATTCCTTCATCAATCGGATCAGGATAGGTTCCTTGCATACTCGCGAACACATCACCACTATGAACGGAGGCCCGATCAATAACGCCTTTTTTTGCTAGGAATTCAAAATAATTATTTTGTGTTTGATATACTTCGTCAGTCATGGTGCTTTTAGGAAAGGTAATGATCTTTTTAGCTTTAGGGTCCACCACAATATCTATGTCCATATGATCCATAATCATAATCTTGCCGTCCAGCGTTTTTCGTGCGTTTAGGGAAATCTGTGGATGTACGGGCTCGCGGGCTTCTTCTTCCGCAATCTCATCGGCACCGGCAGCGTCCGGTGTTACATTTATTTTAATTGACGGCATTTTGTTTAATCTCGTGGACCAACCCCTGAATCTTGATTACTGATTGAACCATTTCCTTTTGGGGCTTTGCTTTCTTGTATCCCTCCAAGACTTCTAAAACCTTCTTAGCTTTTTCCATCATTTGCTCATCTCCTATAAATTCCTCAATCAACAATGATTTGTTCAAGGATTCCTTAAGGCGTTTGATTTCCTCATTGAGATATAATTTAAGTTGAAGTCCGTTATCTACAAAAGAAGAAATAAATTTAGAAAGCAATATCTTTTGCTCGCCCAAAAGTTCCTTTGAATATTCTTTGTTGAATTTTTTAGTAAACGTTTTATAAACAAGGTTATCTATTGGAACCATCTTATCGCTACGAGATTTATCAGTTAGTACACTCATTTGACTAAGAATTTGATTCTCTAATAATACCTTTGTTTTTATGGAGCCACGCTGATTAAAGATTTGATATATGGTGGCTAAAGATTTATAGCTTGGTACAAAATTAGTAAGAGCTTCTTCGGATATATCTTTTCTAATTCTACGAACTAATTTATTTTGTTCGTTCAATAATTTCTTTTTGTCAATGTCTTTTCTTACTCGCTTCACTTCTGACAATATTCGTTCGGCCGTCCGAGGATGTGTATTTTGAGTTTTCGTAAGAGAGTGATAAAGTTTCAAGTCGGCATACAAAACAGTGTTAGATTTAAAAGATTCTCTCAGGAGAGAAGAAATTTTATTCTTAGCCGCAATATCTTTTCTTAAGATTGCCTTGGTAAGTTCCAAAACAACCGTTTCATATAGAAACGCTGTGTTTTTCTTTTTGTTATGTTTAAACTTTGCCATCTTTACTTTCATCTCTCTTTTCTAAATTCGCAACGATTTGTTGAATCTCCAGATTGTTTTTTATAATCTCTAGTTCCTCGCTACTATAATTAGTATCAACACCCTCGTTTATACCCTTCCAAGTTTGCTTAAGTCCTTCTAACCCAGGAAAGACATTCCGCTGTGTATTGCTGGCTCTCTCCATATTAACTTTGCCCATCATACTTTTTCGTCTGCCAGCTTCTTCGCGATCATCATGTTTCTCGGGAATATAAGCTTTTCCTTTGGAGCCGGGAGTTAAATGAGGTTTTGGTTTTTGAGAACGCCAGTTCATATCATTACGTTTACCGGGCTCCGCTAAAAGAGTTTCGTCTTCGCCACCGGCTTCTTCTTCTCCACCGAGATCGTCGCCGCCGAGATCTTCGCCTCCGCCAAGATCCATATCTCCGCCGCCAAGATCTTCGCCACCTTCTTCGCCGCCAGCGTCTTCTTCAGCCGCGCCTTCAAGTGCTGCTTCAAACTTCTTATCATAAAACATTTCACGTTGATTACGAACAATTTCTTCGTCAGAAAGATTAAGAAGATTTTTAGCCACCCACCTCTTACTGAAATATCCTTCGGATGCTGCGGTGGCAATCTCAAATTTTGTTCGCCAGTGTTCTAGCTCTTGAAGCTCGGCAATTTTCGACGGGCTATTCAAATGAAGCTTGAAGGATAATAAATCCTTCCCCTTGTATCCCAAAGTATATAGATGAATGACGGCGAGCTTTTCCAACTCTGACACAACACTTCGTTGAAGTCGTTGAATAGTTCTGGCAAAGCGTACATCCTTTTGAGCGAGTGTGGTTTTTTCTTCTCCACCTTCTTCAGCTTGGGTTAGGTAGGAAGGGGGAACCTTCAAAGCAGAAAATAGTTTATCTCGCAAATATTTTACATCATCCACATCGCCTGTATAAGTTCCACCCGGCAAACTCTCAACTCTAGTATTAGATGAACCACCGCGCACAGGAATAAAATAATCCTCATCAACACTCATTGGATTATAACGTAAATCGACGCGGCCTGTTTGGGCGTCGATGACTTGATTTCTTTTCATCTGAGTGACAATGCGTTGCATATGTTGTTCAATTTCTTTTTCAGGAATCCCACCAACATCAATATAAAACACTCTGCGTTCAGGTGATCGCACAACACGATAAGCCATCATAGCGTCTTCAAGTAATTGTAGTTGTCTCCATATCCTCCGACAAGGCTCCAACACAGAAGTTCCATACGGCACATATTTATCGTTTCCTAAAATACGAAAATGTGCAATTTGCCAATTTTCAAAAGTAAGACCTCCACTGTTCCATTGAAACTGCACATAGTTTGGATTAGTCTTGTCTTCACCCTCTAGTCTTTCAACTTCTAATGATGGCAGTCCAATAACACTTTTGATTCCGATTACTTCATCAATATCTAGGTACAAAAACAAGTCTCCATACTTACACATGGAGCGACACCAACCGAAAATATTAAATTCAATATTCAAGATATTATAAAATAATTGTGTAAGGACTTCTTTGATTTCTTCATTAGGACAATTGATTGCTAATAATTTTTGTATAGGAGAGGAGACAGTCATTTCGTCTGCATAAATATCAAGACCTGATGCGATTTCAGGCATATACTCCATTTGATCAAAATCTATATATCTCTCGGCTCGATTAACATTTTGGTATGCTGCGGTTCGAAAATTATCAAAAGGATTGTATGATTCCTTTTTAAAACTCAGGCCGCCAGGAGAAGTAAACTTATATTTATTCAATTGTCGGCGCTTCAGTTGACGGGGAGACTGAACCCTGCGATCAACAATCGGTCCAGACAATAATCTGGTTAGTGCGCGAAACAGGGGATTGTTCTCATTATTTGGGTTCTTAGTATTGTTCATTGTTTATCCTTTTATTATCCAACCAAAATCTTTATACATTTGTTTGACTTCGTTCATTTTATCAGAAGTCTCTACACTTTTGTAGCCATGCATCCCAGGAATTGTTGTATTTAATTTAGTGCTTGAAATAATTATAGAGTTTAGAGAAGCCCTCTTATAGTGTAAATCTCTAGTATTTTCTTGAAGTACCGTATCTCTCACCCAACAAGCAATAGCCAATGACATAACTAAATCATCGTTATAACTACGCTGCGCTTCGGGTCTACCATTTCTCCACACAAACGTTTTAAGCTCCTGATATGTTCTGTTCGAATTTATAGTAATTAGTTCATTACGAACGAACTCCTCTAGCTTTGCTACGATCAAGGGGCGGCTCTTTTGAGAGGTAGTGAATCCGGGCACAGAGTTTGAAACATTTTCTGCTTCATATTGCTCAAGGTATTCGTGAGTTCCCTTAGTAGAATAATATAAATTTGGATAACCGGCGTCAATGAGTTTTTCCAAAACTGAGAAGCCGATGTTATTGTTTTCGACCACGACCATCGCATCTCCGTATTCTTTTCCTGCGTCGAATAAAATCCTTGAGAATAAATCTGTTGTTGGTTTGCCACGGTATTCTGCTACTTGCTCCATTGTGTTTATTTTAAAAATGTGAAAAACTGAATAGTCGTTGCCATCTCCACGAGAAACATCGCCAACTAATAAATATTTATTTTCTGGGTTATATTCTTCCCATATCCAAAAATTTCTATCAAATCCAGTTTCGTGCTCTGGTTCGCAACAAGAAGAAAAAATTCTATTTAAATCGTCAGGGTGTATGACGGTTTCTCCAGAGGCATTAAAATTACATTCATATTCTTGTGCAACTTTTCGACGTGATAAGTTTCTAGTGGTTTCTTCAAACCATTCCTGATCTCTTTCAGGGTGCAACGTCCAATGGAGTATGGTGGGGTGAAAATCATTTTCTCCTGCATCGGCGGCAGTATAAGTCTTGTGAAACCAATTACCCACACCATTCGGAGAAGACAATGCGATACATCGACCGCCCGCGGCCATGGTGGGTTGAAGTGCTGCCCATAGATCGCTCAAGCCATCGATGTGTGCTGCTTCATCAATAACTAATAATGATAGTGCTTCCGAACGACCAGCATCAGCCGACGTAGAAGTCGCTTTTATTTCAGAGCCGTTGCTCAATACAAATGAAGATCTATTATCAATATCAATCGTAGCTATTTGATCAAACCACGGTGGCAATAACTTTATCATAGCCTTCACTTTTTTAACAAGGTTTGAAGCGGTGCTAAACTTTGTGGCAATAACAAGAATGTTTTTGTCGCGATGGAACAATAACAACCACGAAACATATGCAGCCGTGATGGTAGAGATTCCCATTTGACGAGATTTTAAAATAACATTATTTCGATAATCGTTGAATTTTTGCAGAAGCCCTTTTTGAAAGTCCCAAGTTTTAAAAGGAATTTGTCCACGAGTTGGGTGAGAAATCTTACAGTAATTATCTATAAAATAAACAGGGTCTTTGCCACACTTGACAATTTCCTTAACAAGTTCTTTTTTAGAAAGGTATTGTGACATACATAATAAGTAGTTGTGTTTTATATCTATTGCGTCAACACAAGTTGAGTTCTTTTTATTGCTTCTTGCATCGCTCTTAGTTCGTCTTCCTCGTCCAACCCGCCTCTGGATTTGAACATGGCTGCAACGGGTTCCAAAATTGAAAAACCGGCTTCGACTGCATCCTTCATAAATGATGCCCATTCTGCGACTTTCTTTACAAAAAGAGGAATACCTGCGGACACAGTGGATGCCGCTGCCGTCGCAAGATCGCTGGCAACTTTGAGTGCTTTATCGAGAGCGATTTTCGCTGCCCACTCTCCAAGTTTTGAAACCACTTGCTCCTTCGCGGCCCCCATAACGTCTTCCGCCATTTCTTTAATTTTGTTCCAAATAAAAGCCATACCAATTATGGTTAATGTGACACCTGCGATTTTTCCAAAAGTGGGTACTTCTTTTGGCTCGATCACGAATGGATCTGCACCTTCTTCTTCAGACATCAATTTTTGGAAAGCCTTTTCAATGCCGCTTTTAACAGCTTCCGCCCACTTTGCAAGCTTCGGAACTTTTTCTCTGTATTTAGTGACGACATCAAGAAACTTGAATAATTTCTTCTTGAGAGGGTCCACTGCTTTTCTCTGTAAAGATTTCCAAAATAACTGGGCTTTGCCATCATCAACCAATTTCCATATCATTTTCATTATCTCAAGGGGTTTGCCAGCCAAGGATTTCGCGGCGTTCCATTTTTCTACTGCCCAGTCTTTCAACCCTTCTTCAAGTAAACCTGCTTCATGGGCTTCCCACAACCAAAGATCGTCGAACCAAGTGTTAAATGCAAGATATTCACTTACAACTTTTTTATTTAATGTCGCAGACGAATAAGGATAGGATTCGTTAAGGGGCACTTCTAGTCCTAATGAGCCCGCAGCAAATTGCGGACTAATATCATATTGTGGCTCGTTCAAATACGAGCGCCAATTTTCCATTAAGACTTTCATACACTATTTTTTTCCTTTGAGCCCCTTTATAATCGCATTACCGATAGTGGAGCCAAATGCCAATTTCAAGCCCAATGCCTTATCTAAGTTCGGATGCTCATGTTTCAAGATCCACTTTAACAGTTGTGCATATTCTTTCGGCTTTTTCACTTGTTTCATTTTTGGTTCGATCAAGTTGATTATTTGGATCACTCTCGATTCAGATGGACCGCCTTCCTCGGGTGCCGCTTCTTCTTCGGGTGCCGCTTCTTCTTCAGCTTCCAAAGCGAGTTCTTCAGCAATAATTTCTTTTAGTTTTGTTTTAGTTAATTTCATGTTCGTGGCTCCTCATCTCTTTTTCCTGAAATATTTTCCGGTTTCTTGGTTTTGGGAAATTTATCTTTACCCAAGCCAAGCCAATTTTTAATGGACGAATCCAATCGTTCTTCTACGGTGTGACCTAATTCGGGAGCTTCCGGTATCCCTCCAATCTTAAAATCTTGATAGGCCTGTACCCAAGAACGAACCTTGCTTGTTGACTGAACTATCATTTCTGGTTCTGTGTCCTTCACCTTTGTCAAAG